TTTGAAATTGAAGGCGCTCAAGAGTTGCGTAAGATGCTTGAGGTATCAGGCAAAGATGCAGGTCTAATTGTTGGTCAAGTAATCCTCGAAGAAGCCAACATGATTTTTGCTAAGGCGATGATCTTAACCCCTATTGATACGGGCGCTTTGCGTGGTTCGGGAGGCGTATCTGCCCCTATGAATACCCCTCAAGGCATCGGAGTTGATATTTTCTTCGGTGGTCCAGCAGCCCCATACGCACTTTATGTCCATGAGATATTAGGCAATTATCACAATTCTCCAACTCAGGCAAAGTTCCTTGAACAGCCATTTATGGAGAGATTGCCAGAAATCCAGAAAAACATGGCGCGTAGAATAATAGACCTTATGAGAAAGAACGGGGCAGTCTAATGGCAACAATTCTTGAATCCATCGGTGACTACTTGGTGACCAATAGCCAAGGCACCCTTGGAACAAATTTATTCTTAGCCACATTGCCTGAGTCTCCAGATGTCTGCACAGCCGTATACGAGAACGCTGGCTCACCTCCAGCCTTCACTATGGGTACAGGCGGAATTGTTATTGACTACCCAATGATTCAGATTATCTGTCGGGCTGGCAAAGATGATTACCCAACAGCGCGAGATAAAATTGATGCGATTCGAAACTTGCTTGCATCCATAACTGATGTCACAATTTCTGGTGTCACGGTTTTGCGTATGGAACCAATGGGTAGTGTTAATCCATTGGGGATCGATCCAAAGCAGCGACCACTACTATCGGTGAATTTCCGATGTCTAGTGAGGAAATAACCACGGAGCCAATGGCTCCCCAGGAGAGAGTGGTAGACCCTTATGGCAGAAACGCAACGACAGACGAGTTCCAAAGGTGCTGGAAATGCGACAGACTCCTCTTTGAGTCGGCAACGCGCCCGTGGAGTATCCGATGCCCAAGATGTAAGTCAAAGAATAAGTCTGGATGATTTTGTCCTTCAGTTAGACTCCCTCAATGGAAAAAAGACATTGCCTGGGCATGAGTGCGCGATGGGTAAATTGATGCGTGAGTTGCCTGAAGCCTTCTCGTCAAAACTAATGGAAACCCTTATCAATACTTCAATTGAAGGAACCGCGATAACAAAAGTTCTTGCTGACTTTGGGTTTGAGATGAGTTCAAATGTTGTTCGCCGTCATCGCCGTAGGTTGCAAGGCTTAGACGGATGTAAGTGTGAAAAATGAATTTAGACGATGCTTTAAGTAATCTCTTAAAAACTACAGAGAACAATACGACTCAGCCAATGGAGTCACGCAAAAGAAACGCAGAATGGACTCCTGGGGTTTCGTGGGATGGCAATGAAGGCGTAGTAACTACAGAGGCAATGGAAGGCGATACTCACCCAGACTGGTCAGGAGTTCTTCGCATCTGGGGTCTAGACCCCGAGAACTTCGCTGTCGTTGAGCCTGTTCTTTTCAATGTCTGGGGGAATACCGATGGTGCGCTGAACCGCCAATGGAAAGGCAGAGTCGTTCGTAAAGGGGCTAAAGAACGCGCCGATATAGATTATCTGATTCAAGAGATACGAAAGCATAAGCCCAGAGAAAGAAAGCCATTTATTGAAGGCGCGGCTAGTCTTGTTGTAGTTGCAGCGGATTGGCAAGTTGGAAAGAAAGACGGAGACGGACTTAAAGGTTTAGTTGGTCGCTGGCTCCAAGCCATTGATGATGTTGAAGCCCGATACAAAGAGTTGAAAAAGATGGGTAGACCTATCGAATCCATAACTGTCCTTTGCCTCGGTGATTTAGTTGAAGGTTGTGATGGACATTATGACATCCAAACTTTTACCGTGGAAGTTGATAGGCGAGATCAGGTAAAGATTGCTCGCCGCCTTCTTCGAGATGCCCTTATCCGCTGGTCCAAGTTCGCCCCAGAAATCACAGTTGCCGCGATTGGTGGAAACCATGGCGAGAACCGTAAAAACGGAAAAGCCTTCACTACCCTTAACGACAATGACGATGTAGCCCTTGTTGAGTCCGTTGCTGAAATCTTTGCGGCGAACCCAGAGGCATACGGACATATCAAGTTCGCTATTCCAACAGATGCCTTATCGCTGACAGTTGAAGCGGGAACAAAAATCATCGGAATTACTCACGGTCACCTGGCTCGCGCTGGGTCTGGAGTTGAAGCCAAGTTGCGCCGTTGGATTGCTGATCAGACACTCGGGCGCAACAAAATTGGTGACTGCGATATTTTGGTGACTGGTCACTATCATTCGCTCAAGATGGCAGATTGGGGTGGAGTCAAATGGCTCCAGGCTCCAGCATTAGACGGGGGAAGCGTATGGTGGAGTCAATCAACGGGGGAAACTGCGGATGTGGGAGTTCTGACATTTGTTGTGTCGGAGCGGGGGATAACAGACCTCCAACTACTTCAATGAATGACCCAAGAGACTTAGCCATGTATGCGGCTGAACTCGTCTCTGGAGACCGACAGGAGGCTTACGGGCATCCTTTAGATAACTTTACTAGGGCGGCTCAGATATGGTCTGCAATCCTGGGTATAGAGGTCACAGCCGAACAGGTAAGTCTTTGCATGGTCGGAGTTAAGATCGCTAGAGAAGCACACATTACAAAACCCGATACGGTGGTAGACGGAATTGGATACTTTTTAACACTCGCCATGATTCGAGAGGAACGCGCTCGCCGAGAAAGTTCGTGAGAGGCTTTCTTATTGCACAAAATAGCGATGCGATACACTTTAACCAATGTGCGCTAGTCGCCCCAGTTAGTCGTCTTGCCTCCGTGTCCATGTGACCTTAGACGGTGTACTTGGGCTACCCATGCGCCGTCAAGGAGGAATAGATGGCTAAGTACCGTGTACTTCAGGGGATTGATTACCCACCAAACAAACGCGCCGAAATTGGCGATGTCGTAGAAGATTTGCCAGCCACATCAATAAAGTGGCTACTTGAGTCTGGCGCTATTGAGGATTCCTCTAAGCCAGCAAAAACAGTTGAAGAATTAAAGCCTGAAGTAATTGTTGAGCCAGTAGTAGAGGCTCCAGTTGAGGCTGATCAAGAAGAAGTCGCCTTTAACCCAGATGCCTTAGATGGCGATGGAGACGGTTTTCTTCAAGATGGAACAATCCACCAACGCCCTATTGAGGAGAAATAATGCCTACTTTCCGTCACGGTAAAAATGTTCAAGTTTTTGTAGATGAGTTTGATTTCTCGTCTTATTTTAATGATGTAAGCGCATCAACAATGGTTGAGACAGCCGAGACAAGTGTATTTGGCTCAAGCGCCAAGGAGTACATCACGGGTCTAAAAGATGGAACCATCTCGCTTTCAGGTATGTTCGAAGGAACAGCAAGCGTTGGTACCGATGCTTTCTTTGCAACAGTTCTGGGTACAGCCACTAAAGAAAAAGTTATTGTCGCAACTGAAGGTCATTCAAACGGCGCTCGCGCCGTGATGCTTGAGTCCGATGCCACTTCATACGAGGTATCAGGAGCAATCGCAGATGTTGTTCAGGCAAGTGCCGAGTTCCAGTCAAATAATGGTGTAGATCACGGGGTAATCTTGTCCTCTGGTTCAGCCGTTACTGCAACTGGAAACGGAACAGGCGTGGACAATGCCGCAGCATCCACTAATGGTGGAGTTGCGTTTCTATCCGTTCCGACAAATACTCGAAACGGAAATATCACCGTAAAGGTTCAGCAGTCAGCAGACAACTCAACCTTTACAGACTTGGTGACCTTCACCGCAATCACATCAACTCAAAAGACTTCTTACCGAGTTGAAGTTGCGGCTGGAACATCAGTAGCAAGATACCTGCGCGTGAACTACACGGTTGCAGGTTCCACAGGTAGCGCCACCCCAATCGTGGCTTTTTCAAGGAGATAATAAATGCCTACATTTCGTCATGGTAAGTCCACCGTATTCAAGGTAGACAATTCAGGTGGCACACTTACCGATATTTCAAACACACTTACAGATGTTTCATTCCCTCAAACAATTGAGACCGCTGAAACAACTTCATTTGGTTCATCTGCAAAGACCTACATTGTAGGTTTGACAGACTCAACCGTCTCGGCATCAGGTAACTTTGATGCAACAGTTGATGCTCACCTAGCGGCAATCGCAGGACAAGCAGCAACAGTTTCATTTGAATATGGTCCAGAGGGTTCAACTGCTGGTCAGGTCAAGTACACAGGCGAGTGCATTATGACTTCTTACGAGAAGTCTGGCGCTGTTGGCGATGTCGTGACATACTCAGCAGAATTCCAAGTAACAGGCGCGGTAACACGCGGTACTTACGCATAATTAAATAGCAATACAACTTAATAAATCGTGACCAACCTAGTGTCCAAGGAGAAATAAATGAGTCTAAAAGAAGCAATCTTTAGTGCCGATGACATCACAAAAGAACTTGTAGAAGTTCCAGAGTGGGGAGTAACCGTAGAGGTTCGCTCCATGACAGCGGCAGAACGCGCCAAGTTGGGTGAGGGCGCATCTAAGGGCGACAAGACAGATGTTGCTCAGATGTACGCCTTAACAGTTATTTCAACTGTTTATGACCCAACATCAGGTCTACCAGTCTTTACAGATCAAGATAAAGAAGCCATTCTTTCTAAGAATGGTGCCGTAATCGAACGCCTTGCAACTAAGGCTCTCGGTTCATCTGGTCTTACAGACAAGGCGGTAGATGAAGCACAGGCACGATTTCCTAAAGAATCCTGAGCGTAGATTTCTTTTTGAATTAGCAGAAAAGTTGGGTAGGTCGGTGGCTGAACTTCTTTACGGAAGTCCAGCACACCGCCCCCTTACAAGTATGGAATTAACTGAGTGGACTGCGTTTTGGACTCTCAAGGCAAAAGAACAAGAGAAGGCAGAGCGTAGAGCGAAAGCGAGGCGATAATGGCAGAAAATCCAACCATGGAAGTTCGCGCTCGCCTGACCGCTGAAACCGCACAGTTTACATCTGGGATGCAAAAAGCATCTCAGTCAATGAACGAATTTGTCAATCAGAGCGCTCGTACCCGCGCAGCAATGGTTGGAGTTGGCGTTGCATCCGCTGGAGTTTTAACCACACTCATTGCACTAGGAACTAAATCATTTATGGCGGCGGCTCGCGTAGATGAGTTAGATGTTGCAATGAACGCTGTTGGTAAGGCAACAGGTCTTGGTTATCAAGCAATCAGAGATGCGGCTATAGCAACAAAAGATATGGGTATCGAGATGGAGATTGCCCAGCAATCAGCCATTAAGTTCGCCCAAAACAATTTAGATTTAGCCTACGCTTCTCAGTTGGCTAGAGCGGCGCAAGACCTTGCTGTTGTATCTGGTAAGAATTCAACAGAAACATTTAATATGCTTACCCACGCCGTTATCACGGGTCGAAGCGAAGTTCTTAAATCTGTTGGTATTCAGAAATCTGCTGGTCAGATGTATGAGACCTACGCAAAGAGCATTGGAAAATCAGCCAGCGCACTTACATATCAGGAAAAGCAACAGGCAGTTGCAACTGGCGCACTCGCTGAAGCGGCGAAAGTTGCTGGAACATACGAAGCGGCTATGACGAGTCCTGGAAAAGTTCTTCGTTCCTTTGCCCGTATTACAAATGACATTCAAGTTTCTTTAGGCGATATGCTCTTAAAGGGCATCGGTCCTATTGTTTTCCATCTTTACGAGTTCTATAAATCCGTCAGTAAGGCTATTACGAGTAGTGTTGTATTTAGGACAGCAATTGAGGCTGTTAAGCAAGTAATTATTAAATTAACTGCGCCAGTAGTCACTTTTCTTCAAAAGATGAAAGAAGTTGTGGATAATTTTACTAAGGTCTCGACTGCGGCAGGTGAAGTTAAATCCAACTTTGATCCAGTAGGAGATTCAGTCAAAAAAATGGCTGGAGCCATTGAGTTCCTTCTTCCTGCAATTGCGGCGATGATGGCAATGTTCGCTACTTTTGCTGGAGCGGCTATTTTTGCAAATGTGCCAATTTTAGGAGCGGTGCTAGGCGGGTTGGCTGGTCCTATTGGGATTATTACAGTTGGCTTAGTAACGCTTTATCTAACATCATCTCAGGTGCGAACAGCGGTAAATAACTTAGCAATTTCTATGAAACCTTTCCTTGACATTATTATTAAAGTTGGAAAGGCTTTTGCAGTCGTAGGTGGATATGCAGTAGCCATTTTTGCTAAAGCAATTCAAGGGTTAGCAACAGTTATCAATTCTGTTACGGGCTTCCTCAGAGAACACACAACAGTTGCTAAATTCCTAGCAGGTGTGATTATGGGTCTTGTTGGCGCTTTCCTTGCTTACAAAATGGCGCTTATTGTCATCCCAGCAATTCAAGCGGCAGTTGCATTTACCTCACAGTTGATTGGTGTTGCTTCGGTATTGATGTCGGGTGGTCAGTTGGCATCTATAGCATCCACCAACGGCTTAGCGGCATCTATGCTTAAATTAAATGCAACCATGTACGCAAACCCTATTGGCTTAGTAGTTGCGGCTATAGTGGGCTTAATTGTTGCATTTATTTACGCATGGAAAGAGTCCGAAACATTTAGAGAAGTAATGACTAATGTATTTAATTTTGTAGCCAAAATAGTTGGAACAGTCATTGGTTTCATTATGAAAACTTTTGGGTACTTATTACTTGGTTATGCAGAATTGATGAATACAAATAACGCATTTGGAAACGCCATTGCAACTGTTTATGAGTTCGTTCTCGATGCTATTTTGTGGGCAGTTATCAACATAATAAAATGGTATAAATGGTGGATTGATGGTGTTGTTGATTTGCTAAAATCAAATAAAACTCTTAGTGACGGAATCGCAACTATTTTTGAGTTCATTGCCCGTGTTATAGGCGCGGCTATTGGGGCGGTTCTTACTTATTACGCCAACATTATTAAGGGTATAGCAACTCTCATTCACTATTTCGGAGTCTTAAAAGATTGGATTGGCGAAAAATGGGGGCAGATCACCGCAGCAATTGGTAAAGCAACTGAGTTTATAGGTGCCATATTCAGCAAACTTGGCGGATTGATTAGTGGCGTAGTTTCATTTATGCGTACTAAGTTAGGTGATTTTATTGGTTGGTTCATAGATAAAGCAAAAATGATCCCTTCATTCTTAGGCGGGGGTGCAATTGTATCTGGGCTAGAAGCACTCCAACGCGCCGTTCTAGGAAATAAAGATGCAGTTGATGAATATAATTCCTCGGCGGAAACCATGTCAGTTGCGGCAAAGGTTGTTGCTGGTCAGAAATCAATCAATGATGCAATTACTGGAACTAGCCTAAAAGTAATTGAATCAGCAAGAGGCTGGGGTAACTACAAAGACGGAATCGCAGGAACACTATCTGGCGTAGCAAACAAATTGCTCGATTTTGCTGAAAATGCTGTTGTGTTCTCATCCAAAATATCAGGTGAAAAAATCCTTGGTGGACTTATTACTGGGGCTGAAAAGACTTCAGGCGCTCTCGGAGCAACTATTGGTGTGCTTGAAAAATTTAAGACTAAAGATGTTTATGCAACCTTGATGGATACAGCAAGTGCTGGAGCAAAAAAGGCTGGGGATTGGCTCATTGCAACTGCGGCAACAGTTGAATCTTTTACTAACTCAGGCTTTGTTGAAAAAGTTGGCGATTCAATCGGAGACTTGCTTCAAAAATTAAAAACTGGTCTTGGTTTTGGAGACATTCTTGCTGAGGAAGCAAAGAAATATAGCGAGCCTGGGGTTATAGATGATAACTCGGCGGCAGATGCAATTCAGAAAAACGCTGATCGAATGAAGTCAATCCGCGATGCAATGCAAGCAGGTATTGATTCGATCAAGGGCGTACTCGATGACCTCCGTAATGCGGCGGCTGACTTCGCTAAGAGCCTGAAAGACACAATCGTAGGATTTGCTGGTCTGAAGGGTGTTGAGTTGCCTGATGGATTTATTCCAAAGGCTAAATCTCTTATTGAGAATATGAATCAACGCCTCAATAAGAGCATGCAATTCGCTTCTCAGATTCAGCAACTTCAATCAATGAATCTTGATGCGGGTGCGCTCAAGGACATCATTGAGGCTGGACCAGTTAAGGGCGCTCAAATAGCGGCATCCATTCTTAGCGGCGGTCAGACAGCAGTTAATGAGATTTCATCTTTGCAGAAGGCAATTGAATACTCTGGTGCGGCAATTGGACAGATGGGTTCAGATGCGGCTTACGGGGGTCTAATTGCCAATGCTCAATCTCAGTACAACCGTCTTACAGAGGCTCAAATGGGTGTTACTTCAAAAGGTAATACAGTCAATATCGCTCAGGGCGCTTTCCAAGTATCTATTGATACAAAGGGAATGAATGATGAGGAACAACTCAAGGCAATTACAGATAAGATTCAAGAAACATTTGCAATTTTGGCAAAAGAATTGGCGGCTAAATAATGGCTTTGTACACACTTCGCCCTAACGCCAACTGGAACGGCGATACGCTTTTTACTGGCACAGGTGGTTCTGATCACGCTGTTCTGGCAGATGACACAGACACCACATTCTTGCTCCGTACAAGTACCACCGTACCCGCATCGTATGAGGCTGAGTTCGGAACGACAACATTATCGGCTGATGAAACGATTACCTCGGTAAATCTCCGCGTTCGCATCCGATCATTAGCGGCTGACTCCCTTGCTCAGTTCAGTATTGGTGTGATTACAGACCGTAACGGCAGAGCCGTAAGTTACAGCATCCCTATCACTAAGCAGGGAATTGTTACCGCAACAACATTTGATCTAGGTATTAAATTAACAGCGGCTCCAAATGGTGCTGCCTGGACTCAGACACTTCTTGATAATCTTGTAGTCAAATTTACAGATGGTGCTTCTGGCTCAACTGTTCTCCCCCCAGACCCAACTAATCGAACCACTCTCTATGCTCTTTATATTGATGTTGAGACCGCTCCACGCCCGACAGTCACAGTCACCGCCCCTACTGGGACCGTCACAGATACATCTTTCCCTGCTGTCACATGGACTCCAGTATTTTCTGACGGTAGCCCCCAGGCTGCCTATGAAATCAAAATCTTTGATGCTGCAACTTATGGCGCTGCTGGTTTTAGTGCAGACACATCAACTCCGATCATTGAAACTGGAATTATTACATCTCCGAATGATGGTCAGACTCTTGAGGGCGACCTAGCCAACAGCACTACTTACCGAGCCTATGTGCGAGTTGCCTCGCTGATCAACGGCGCTAATTATTTTAGTGATTTTGCATTTTCTCAGTTCTCCTTGGCTATTGATTCTCCAGCCACTCCAACGGTCTCGGCTTTCTACGATTCAACTACTGGCGCAGTTACGGTAACAATTTTTGGTCGCACAAATGCTCTCTCAGCAAACCAAGCATCTTTAGAAACAAACACAACAGGTTGGCTTGCTGTCACGAACTGCTCGATCTCTCGCAGTACCGCGCAATTCTCAAGCGGCACCGCATCGCTATCAATTGTTTCTAGTTCTGCTGGAGATATGACCGCATCAACTACTTTGGCTACGAAGTTCGCAGTCACGGCTAACAATAAGTTTTCTGCTACCGCTGAGTTCAAGGCTGGCACCACAGCGCGTTCATGTTCTGTAGGGATTATCTGGCTCAATACAAGCGGTACAGCAATCTCAACAGTTTTTGGAACAGCGGAAAATGATTCATCTAGCGCTTTTAATGAGTGCAATGTATCTGCCACGGCTCCAGCAACGGCAACTCACGCTCAAGTAATCGTAAAGGTTGCAAGTGCTGGCTCAGGCGAGACTCATTTTGTGGACAAGATCGCTTTCCATGCTGGTGATAACCCATTTTGGACACGCGGGGGATTCTCGACATTTTCATTTGTGGTCGAGCGCTCACAGGACGGTGGCGTTACATTTGAATCAGTTCGCAACAGCCCAGTTACAGCAACAGCATCACAAATTGCCACCCTGGATGATTATGAAGTTCCCCTTGACACAACCGTAACTTATCGAGCGAAAGCGAGGGCTGAAATCTGATGGCTGTTCTCTCATCGGGCTTTGTATCCACAGAGCCAATTCAAATTACAAATCCTGGAGTTTGGTCGTTTACGGCTATTGAAAGCCCAACTATTAAGGTTCGCTCGCTTCGAGTTCAACAGCCATTGAATTCACAGATTGTAGAATCTTATGGGCAATTCAAACCCCTTGGAGCATCCAAGACGATTGTTGTCGCCACTAGCATTTTTGGCATTGATGGGTCCTATGAGTTCACTACTCAAGGCGAAACCGAGTGGGATAATCTTTATCCAGTTTTGACATATCAAGGGACTCTCCATGTCCATGATCCGCTAGGTCGCCAAAAATATGTTCGCTTCGTAGATAGAACCTGGACCGAAGTGGGACCAATTGCTAACCTTATTCGCAACGCCAAGGTTAATTACTTTGAGGTAGGCGCTCCATAATGTATCCCGTAACTGACACCTTTCTTTCGTCAGTTCGAAAGTCTCATATCTCAAAGGTCAAGATTGAAATTTATGATGCTGCAACGGGCGAGATTTTAAGCACGACATCTCCAATTAGCGGAGAAGTGACTATTGATAGCCGCCGCTCGGTTCGCAGACAATGTTCACTTGAGTTCGTTGATACAGATGGAACCCTTGTACCAACCAATAAAATTTCTTCGGTCCTGCTCCCATTTAATCGAGAAATTAAAATCTATCGAGGAGTCCAATATCAAGACGGCACAGAAGAATTAGTGCCGCTCGGGGTTTTTCAGATCACCACCATTGAGGTGACAGACACAGCCCAAGGTGTAAAGATTGCAGTTCAAGGCTCGGACAGAAGCCTCAAAGTAGCAAAGGCTAAATTTACAAACCATAATTTTTATATTGAGGATGCAACCCCAAAAGAAACAGCCATTGCTCAAATCTTAAAAGACCGCTACCCAAATGTAAAAATAGATTTTCCAGCAACAGGGCAAGTAACCACTTTGATCTATCCAACTCTCGACCAGTCATCTGACCCCTGGAGAGAAGCGCTCAAGATTGCTGAGTCGGCTGCTATGGATTTGTACTTTGATGAGAATGGCACCGCTCGCATGAGACCAATACCAGACCCAGATTTAGGTAAGGCGCTGGTTGAGTACACGGATGGAGAAGATTCAGTTGTCACTCAATTAGGTCGTAATCTTTCTAGCGATGAGTCCTATAACCATGTTATCTACACAGGTGAAGGCACAAACCTCACTATTGGCGTGATCGGTGAGGCTTTTGACGATAACCCATCTAGCCCTACCTATGTAACTACCTACGGCTCAGTTCCCATCTTCAAATCTTCTCCTAACATCCTCACAGTAGCCGAGGCTGAAGAAGCCGCTCGCGCTGAGTTGAAAAAAGTTATTGGGGCATCTGAAAAAATTACTTGGGATCAAATTGTAAACCCAGCCCATGATGTTTATGATTTAGTAAAAATCGTGCGCTCGCCTTCGGGAGTTGATGCAACCCTAATGTTAGATGCCATTACTATTCCTCTTGCCGCAACATCTACAATGAACGCAATCGGCAGAAGTAGGAGATTCTGATGGACTTGAGTTACCTAGTAAATCAAATTAAGGCGAACCCAGATGGACTTCGCCTACGCCAAGGAAAAGTTGTTGCTCTAAATACAAGCCCTAAAAGCGTTGATGTTCAAATTGCTGGGGATACAAATACCTTGCCAAGAGTTCGCTATTTAGCAAGTTATATTCCAATAGTTGATGAAACAATTTGGCTTCTTGCAAACGGTTCCGATTTATTAGTAATAGGAAAAGCAGATGGAACTGGTTTTGCTGGCTACGATTATGAAATCCATGTTAGTCAAATAGATGGAAATGACACTACTGGAAATGGCGACTTACTCAACCCAGTTGCTTCCATTACCAAAGCACTAACCTTAATAAACTCACAAAGAAAAACAATTATTGTTCATCCTGGAACATATTCTGAAAGCCCATCAATAACAACTCAATACACAACCATAACTGGTCCTGGGCTTATTGGTGGAAACATTGTAATTTCAGGAACAATCAGCACAAATACTGGTTGCACCATTTCAGGCATAAAAATGACAAATTTGACTATCACTACACCCGCTAGTTCAGGAAATGTAAATATCCTTAACTGCGAGATTTCAGGAACTCTTACAAAAAGCAGTAATGCCGACTATACTGTTCTTCGTTTGTGTGATTATGGTGCCGCGAGTATTACTGGAAGTGGATTAGTTGCAATCTTTGGGGGTAATCCAAATTTTACAACGGTCAATAATGCCAGCGCAAATATAATTATTAAAAGCGCGGTTGCTGTTGCTCCAGTTTTGACTGCTGGAACTTTAAGTCTTGTAGACTGTGTGGTAATTGCCGCCGTAGCAAATGCGGTCACATCTGCTGCCTCAAGCGTTATTACTTTAGCCAATTCTCAGTTTTTAACCTCAGCCTTAACTGGCGTTGCTCCAGTTGTTTTGAATGGATTTTATTCAATTCTAAATTGCGTGTTTGATAAGCCAAGTTCAACCTTAGTTGCTCTTTCAGCAACAGGTGGCTCTACTGGGTCTATTGACTATTTCCAATATGTAAACGCAGATAGACTCTTGATGCAAAATGGTTCTGCCCCTTCAACTTTATCGGGCGGAGGGGTTCTTTATGTTGAATCGGGGGCATTAAAATACAAAGGTTCTTCGGGAACGGTTACAACACTTGCCTCGGCGTAACTACCTTGGTTGATAAACTGATAGGTTATTATTTATACATCTAGTAGAGGAGTTCACAATGAACGCACAGCAAAAAGCAATGCTCGCATCTTATGGTCGCTCATTTTTAGCGGCAGTCACAGCAACTTTTATGGCAACAGGGGGAGACCTGTTCGCTCTTGATGCAGATACAGCCAAGGCGATCTTGGCTTCAGGCATCGCGGCAATCCTTCCAGTAGCACTCCGCTACATCAATAAGCAAGACCCAATGTTCGGCAGAATCGCTGAGGTTGTAGCGGCTGAGGGAATGAAGCAACTCACCAAGAAGGCACCTGCTAAAAAGGCTGTCGCAAAGAAGTTGGCAAAATAATGGAGAAAGGCACCGTAGCCTTATTTCTTTCAATAGCCCAAGCAGAGATCGGAACTATTGAGGGACCAAAGGACAACGAAACAAAATACGGCGCTTTTATGAAGGCTAACTTTCTGGCATGGTGCGGCTCATTCGTGAACTGGTGCGGGAATGAAGCGGGAGTAAAGATTCCGAATACTGTTTCAACCTTGGCTGGGGCAACTGCCTTCAAAAAGAATAAGGCTTGGCACGATGCAGAAACAGCAATACCTCAACCTGGCGACATAGTTTATTTTGATTTTCCTGGTGATGGTGTAGACCGAATCTCTCATGTGGGAATTGTTTTGAAAGATAATGGTGACGGAACAGTTACCTGCGTTGAAGGCAATACGAGTCCAGATAAGAAGGGTGACCAGAGAAACGGTGGACAAGTTGCAAAGAAAGTTCGAGCCTACAAAAAGGGTACAAAAAAAGGCTTGCCTCTTGCAGTTGTCGGCTTTGGTCGTCCTGAGTTCAAAGGGTAATCATGGCAGAACACGAAGTAACCCTCGGGGAAATTATGCGTAGGCTTGATGACCTGACCACGGAAGTCAAACAAATCAACACCAATATCGGTGAGACTTATGTTCGCCGCGATGTCTACTCATCTGATTCTGCTCGCTTTCAACAGGCGATGGAAACGATCACCGACAGAGTTGCAAAGATGGAATCACGCTCCGAGTGGGTAGTTCGTACTGTTGGCGCTTTGATAATTTCTGCCATTGTCGGTGGCTCCATCTATGTTGGGCAAATCATCGGCTTGTAGGACTTGACATACCCAACTGGGGGTGTGTATCCTCTCGCTATGAGAGGAGCAACATGACAACACAACCAGATATAAACGAGTTCGATAATCCCGCTGTATCTTCAATCGCAGCGGAAAATGAGGGCTTTGTCGTTGATAACGACCAGAAGGCTGATTGGGCAATTCGTAAATTAGCCGTCATTCGCCGTAAGCAAGCCGAGAATAAAGCGATCTACGATGCAGAGATTATCCGCATCACAGAATGGCTCTCAACGGTCAATACAGCCCTAGATCGAGATGCCCTGTACTTTGAGGCAGTCCTTACCCC